ATCTGGACTTACCGGTCTGGCCGATCTGGCGGGCATAGCAGATCTTACTGAGCTCGGTGATCTAGCAGGACTGGACATTGGTGCACTCAGCGAGGTGGCTGGCTTTGACCTAGGACAACTGGGCGAGTTGACTGGTCTGGACATCAATAGCCTGGGCGATCTAGCCGGCGTCAATCTCGGCAGCATAAACATGGCCGACATTTCAAGCCTGACCAAGCTAGACATAGGCAGCATTGGCAAGCTGGCCAGCGCCGCTGGTCTGGACATTCCAGGCCTGGACAAGCTCAGCAGTCTCAGTGGAGCCAGTTTAACTGCGGCGCTCAAAGGAGAACTAGGCGACAGTCTCAAGGGACTGAGTCTCAGCAGTTTTGATGGTCTCAACATCAGCAAGCTCGGCGACATAGCCGGTGTCGATGTCAAGAATTTGACCAGCCTGGTGGGTGTCAAAGATCTGGCCAACATCAGCAATCTCAACAACATAGGCAACCAGCTGGGTCTGGAAAATGTGCTGAATAAAACCAGCCTGGAAGGACTGAACATCGGCAAACTTAACCTGCCCAGTTTCAATCCAGCCAACATAGCCAGCTTTAGTCCGCAGAGTCTGCTGGGCGGCACCGACTTCATCAAGTCTGGGCTGGCCAATGGAACCTTCAGCACTTCTCAGATCAATCTAGGCAACAACCTGGTCAACAAAGCCACGGCCAGTCTGGGTGGATCGCTGGGATCAACACTGAGCGGACTGGTGGGCAGCATTGCCGGCGGCAAGGGCATCAACACCAGTCAGTTGACAGGACAGATTACCAGTGCATTGTCTGGCGGCAAGAGTCTGAACAGCGTGCTCAACGGAGTTTTAGGCAGCAACGCCAGCGTGGGCAATGTCCTGAATCAGCTAGCTGGTAAAACGGCCAATGGCATAAGTTTTGATCTGACGCCCATCACCAGCCTGGTTCAATCCAAGCCCACCTTCAACGAGTTTGTGGGGTTTACCGACTTCCCGCCCGCGCTCAAGGTTAGCAAGTACTTTAGTCTGGGCAATCTCACCAGTCTCGTGGGCGAGCCTAGTCTGCAGAATAAACTGGTGGCACAGCTGGGCATGAGCAAGTCCGACATAGCCGGCAACCTCAAGGATCTGGGTGTCAATGTACTGGATCCAATCAAGGAAAAATATCCACACATGCAGGTCATGACTGGATTTGTGCAGGGGCAACAAGACAATCCATTCTCCAAGGGACAGGCAGTTAACCTGCAGTTCTTTGGTGCCAACACCACGGACTACTATAACTATGCCACCTGGATCAAGAACAACGTGGCCTATGATCAGATGATATTAAACTACAAGACCACGGGCGATCAGCATCCCTGGATCTATCTAAGCTTCAATCCCGATGGCAATCGTGAAGCAGGTTCTGCCGACAAGGTTGTGACCTGCATGAACAACACCAAGGTCCTGGATGGTCTCATGGACATAGCGGCTCTGACATAACATGGCAACCAGCAGCGATTCAAACTATAAACTAGACATTCCAGCCACGGGCTCGCTGGATTGGCGTTTTGGTCTGGGCTTGGAAAACAGTGATTTAGACACAGTGTATCACTACACGGACTTTGCTCAGAAGGTGCAAATACTGCGGCTTGAAAGCAGTAACTTCATGGGCGAGGATGTCTGGGTACCATTAACCAGCACAGCGGTCACGGTGAGTTCATTTACCGTGACATATAATACCACGACCTATCGCAGCTGGACCAGCAGTCAGGCCATCTGGGTCACCGGATCGACCGCATCCGCCAATGCCAGCATAACCTTTGGTGGACAGCACCAGGGCGTGTTTGAACGTAATCAATGGTTTGTGCGCAACAAAGAATATGAATTCAAACGCAACTACACCAACAAGGACACCGACGACAGTGAATTTCGTGGCAACTATGAAGTCTCGGCAAAATACATCACAGTAAAGAAAAGCCGAGACGAAATACGCAATGCCTTGCCCGATGGTTATTATCAGGCATTCAAGTTTATTCCAGATCGCACCTTGCTGACCAGCATCACCATCACCGTGCGGCTGAGACTGGGCACAGGATCTGGCAGCACAGGATTGACAGTATCGGCCACGCAGACAGTGCGCAACGACTGGTCAAAAATGCTCAAAGAAGTTCGCGATTTTGTCTACGAGGGCAAGGGCGAACTTCGTACCACGCGTTACAATCAGGGTGGAACTTTGACCGATGTTCTGGTAAGTTCCCTGGCCGTCACCAACACTGCCACCGCTGGCAGTGGCGCCACCATAACCGTGTATACAATTAAAAATCACAGCATACAGGTTGGCAATGTATTGAATGTCACAGTCACCAGTGTTGGCACAGGACATAGCCTGGCTCAGGGACAGTTCAATGTTATATCCGTGCCTACAACCACGAGTTTTACCTATACTGTGACCAGCGTTGGAACCATAACGGTTACTTCGTCTACTCCGCTCCGAGCCAAGATCAAGTATCTGGGTTTGGAGACCAACACCATAAATGTACCTAGATTCTAAAGGAAGAAAAAAATGATTAAAAAAATAAAAACAACCGCGGCTCGAGATAAACATGTAGGCCATGGCATGGAACGAAGCCCTAAATGGCCATATGTGCAGAAGCTGCATCTTAAACTAGAGCCAGTGTGCGCAGCCTGCGGATCTACCAAGCAACTGCAGGTGCATCACAAGAAACCATTTCATCTATTTCCAGAACTGGAATTGGATCTTCACAATCTGATTACTCTGTGCATGGATGAAAAAGATTGTCACATCAAGATTGGACATGGAGATAACTTCAAGGACTACAATCCAGATGTAGCCGAGGATGCAGCAAAAGTTAAAGCAGATCAGACCCTGTTTGAATCCGTGGCAGCTGCTGCGAAAAAGAAAAGACTAATAGCCTAACCTAGGAGACTAAAATGGCAGCAGCAGCACGCGCAGGAGATATTTGTTCAGGACACATATGTTTTCCACCGCGATCCGGTGTGACTACCTGCGGCAATGTTCAGATCAACGGACGTCCTCCACATCTCATGGGCGACTTCTGGAACTTTCATTGCTGCCCTAAAATGGGCTGCCATCCTGGCGTGGTTGCTGGCGGATCCAGTACGGTGTTTATCAACGGCCGGCCTGCTGCGCGCATGGGCGACAGCGTAGGATGTGGATCTATTATTGCCATGGGCAGTTCAAACGTGTTCATAGGTGGATAAATAAAGATATGACCAGAGCAACCGTAAACTACGTAGATCTAGATGCAGCCTTCGGCATCAACCCGCGCACTCGCGATGTCGCCACGAAAACTGGTGACAATGCCATACGCGGTGCCCTGCGCAATCTAATCAACACCAAGCACTATGAACGACCCTTTCAGCCCAATCTGGGTTGTCAGATTCATAATCTATTGTTTGACAATCTGGATGCGCTCACCACCATTACAGCTGAACGCACAATTCGAGACAGCATCAACAAGCACGAACCCCGAGTCGAACTACTGGATGTATCGGTCACCACCATGGATCAAAATGATCTAAATATATCCATAACCTACAAGATACGCAACACCAATCAGGTTTCGAATTTCACTACTCAATTTACTAGGATCAGATAATGGCCTACACCAGAGTCACAGAATTAGACTTTGATACCATCAAGGGTAATCTAAAAGACTATCTCAAGAATCAGTCAGCATTTACTGACTTTGATTTTGATGCCAGCAACCTGCAGGTTCTGCTGGATCTCCTGGCCTACAACACACACTACAATGCCGTGTTGAGCAACATGGTCAGCAACGAAATGTATCTGGACACTGCTCTCAAGCGCAGTTCTGTGGCCAGTCTAGCCAAGCATCTGCGCTACACACCCAGAAGCGTGCGTTCAGCCATAGGCAAGGTTTCTGTGAGACTCAGCAACATTGCAGGCACACCAACCTTTCTGAACATTCCTAGCTATACTCAGTTCAGCACCACGGTGGATGGTACGCCCATGACCTTCTTTAATCGTAACAGCTACACGGCAGTGCCCAATGGCAGTGGCGAGTATTTTTTCCCCGAAGTTGAAATCTACGAGGGGCGCAAACTAGACTTCTTCTATACTGTGCCAGCTAATCCCACACCAGCCACCAGATATGCCATACCCAATGCCGGCGTGGACACCACTACCATCAAGGTCAAGGTAACCGAACCCAGCGGCGCCGTCAACATCTATACCCAGATGAACGACATCACTGCTGCCAATTCCACCAGTTTATTCTATTATCTGGAAGAAAACATCGAAGGATTCTACGAAATTTTCTTTGGCGACGGTGTGCTGGGCTACAGTCCGCCTGCGGGCAGCATTGTTAGCCTGGAGTATCTGATTAGCAATGGTGCCATGGGCAATGTCAGCACTACTCTGGCGGTGACCATGAATGCCAACAGCATTGCCGGAGAAGCGCAGGCAAATCGCATTATTAGCCTGATTAGTCTGCCCACTGGCGGCATGGACAGTGAAACCGTGGAACAACTTCGCTTCAATGCCATACAGCGCTACACCACCAACGGACGCGCAGTCACTGCCAACGACTATGCCAGCATCATCAGCGCCGAACTTCCAGGCGCACAGAGTGTCAATGTCTGGGGCGGAGAAAACAATGTACCGCCAGTGTTTGGTCGAGTCTACATCAGTGTGAAACCCAAGACTGGTTATGTATTGACTGAATTTGAAAAACAAAGAATTGTCAACGATATCCTGCGTCCACGCAGCGTTGTCACTGTGGTGCATGAATTTGTAGATCCAATCTACACCTTCTTGAACCTAGAAATTCGCATTGACTATCAGGATGGCAAAACCAACAAGACAGCGGCTGAGATAGCGGCTCAAACCAATACCACCACCAATGCCTTTATTGACACCAATCTAGAACGATTTAATGCAACCTACTATCAGAGTCAGCTGCAGGAAAAGATCATGAATCTAGACGACTCCATACTGGGGGTCAACATCATTGTCAGTCTGCAGAAACGCATCAAGGTGGCCGCAGGTCAGATCTTTTCAGGAAAAATCCGCTGGCCCAGCAAGCTGCATCCCAATCAAATACGCAGCAACTTTTTTGCCTATACCACCGACGATGGCGCAGTTGTAGGAGCCAGAATTCGAGACTATTCCGATACCATGCCTCCCGACTACAACGGAACGGGCACACTGAAGATCGTCAATGCTGCCACGGGCAAGCTGTTGCAGGATCATGCCGGCACTATAAATTATGCCACGGGCGAAATGAACATCACCCGGCTCCCCGTTACTGGATACCTAGGAGCCAGCACCGATGTTCGTCTGATTGCCTCCATACAGGAAACCAGCCAGAACATAACTCCAGGGTTCGACGAAATCCTGGCCATGGACGACACAACTGCAGATGTTCTTTCCAATCTAGAAAACGGTCTGAATATTCTGGTATCTCCGGTGGTTAAATGACTACAACAAGCAATAAATTAAGTCTGCTGATTGATCAGCAGTATCCAGACTATGTGGATGAATACTATCCCATGTTTGTGGTGTTTGTCACCAAGTATTTTGAATGGCTGGATCAGCAGGGCAATCCGCAGAACATCATACAGACCATAAAACTCAATCGCGACATCGACACCGTGGCGACTAGTCTGGCCACGAGATTCCTGACTCAGTATGTTCCAGATCTGCCGCAGACCTATGCCGCGGATCGCAATGTGCTGGTAAAATATTTTCGCGACTTCTATGAACGCAAGGGCAGTGAAGACAGCTTCAAGTTCTTCTTCAAAGCTTTCTTCAACGACGACATCAGCATTAGCCGCCCTCGCGAAGTATTGTTCAACACCAGCGACAGCAACTGGGTGGCAGAACAGACACTCAAGATTACCAGTGTCACTGGAGATCCTCAGAATCTAGCGCACACCACAGTGACCGGCACTACATCCAGGGCCACGGCAGTTGTCAATCAGGTCATTCGCAACAACAACAGCACCTATACTTTATACCTGGCCAGAAACACCGTGGTGGGTGCATTTACCAGCTCGGAAACTATCTCAGGCTACAGCTGGGACTTTGTCAACGACGTCAGCAGTCAGGTCGTGGTGCAGAATACTGCGCCAGTGATAACACAGTCAGGGCGTTTCCTGGACAGTCGCAGTCAGCTGAGTTCGGATCAGATACTGCAGGACAGTTATTATTATCAGACTTTCAGCTATGTTATTCGCAGTCACACCAACCGCGAGCTCTGGTATAATTCAGTGATTCGTCAGCTACATCCCGCGGGCCACAACTTTTTCAACCAGCATGTCGTTGATACCAGCATAGTCCGTGCCAATGGTTTTGTCAGCAGCAACACCCAGGAAACCACGGTTAAATTGTTCAATGAAAACAGCTTTATTCTGGCGCCTGGTTACAGCTGGGATCGTACCGCAGACTTCCAAACCGGTACCAGTGCCACCACCACGGCGGGCGCCATAAGCTATACCGCAGGCTACAGATATCCAGGTGAAAACGTGACCTTTGCCCAGCAAAAGGGCGGCGACAGCGTGACCTTTGGTACAGTTCGCACCGAATTTGTTGGAACTGGCGCAACCTTTGATAAAATTGGTGCCGGTGTTGCCCTGGATGAACAACTGGTGGTGGATGGCTGGGGTGTGAACAGCAGCATTGTTAGCGTGTTGTTCAACAATACCAGCAGCATAACATTGAGTGCCAATTCCACGGTTACCCGCGGATCAATCTATGGCGCCAGCAGTTTCCTGCTGGTGGTTACCTGGATGAAGGATCCTACTCTGAGTGCCAGCAGCGAAGCCACCAATGCATTGAGCATCAGCTTGAGTTCAACCGCTGCCATGGCCATAACCTATGACGCCGAAACTCAGCGAAACTATAGAAAATTAGCAGTAGGTCAGACTCTGCAGTATCCCAAGCTGACCTACTACAACAGCAGCAACACCCTGACCTGCACCACGGGCTACAGTGGTGGCGAAACCACCACTGCCACCATAAAATTTACCTTTATTCCCTATAACCCCAACAGAAACCAGAGCTTCAGTCGCGCAGTATTCCGCATAACCAACATTGGTTTGGGCGGCACCATTGACTACGGAGTTGCCGTGAGCAGCAGCAGTACTTTTAATGCGCTGGGACCAGATCATCTCAATATTTCATTGGTCGGTATCTGATAAATAAAACAGTTAATCATCAAGGATTAGAAAATGGCCATAGTTACCAGTAAATTTCGAACTGCTGCAGCCAGCAGCTTTGCCAGTCGTTTTGGAACCGACAGCATGTATCTGGTTCTGGGACGTCCCCAGAGCTGGGACAACAGCCTGAGTCCTAGATTTCAGTCTCAGGGCAACGGCACCATCAGCGATACCAATGTTCCCAACCCAGCCGACAACATGGTCAATGAATACGCGCTCTGGCGCGATGCCATGGCCGCCATTAAACTGACGGCCAACAATGTCAAGGTCGCCACTGTGCGCAACAACTGGCAGACTGGCACCAGATATGACATGTATCGACATGATATTAGCGCAGCTCGGGCATCCAGCAATGGTAAATTTAGTCTGGACGACACCAACATGATTGTCTATGTTCCCGACACCGGCAACGTCTACAAGTGTCTGTTCAATGGCAGCGGCTATACCTACACCACCGGCGTTGTCAGCACAGTGCAGCCCACCACCACGGCCATGACACCGCAGGTCACGGGCGATGGTTATATCTGGAAATACCTGTATACGGTCAGTGCAGCGGACACCGACTTCCTTACTGCCAGCTATATTCCGGTGCCCGACACCAGCAGCGTGGGCAGCATCAATGGCATTGACGTCATTGTAGTGGACACCGGCGGCAGTGGTTATGCTGCTACTCCTACGGTGAACATCTATGGCGACGGCATTGGAGCAACCGCGGCCGCGGTAACCAGCGCAGGCACAGTCACCAGAATTGACATGACCAGCTATGGCTATGGCTACAGCTGGGCCAAGATTGTGCTGACCGGTGGTAGCCCTAGCGTACCTTGCTCGGCAACCGCCATTATTGCACCCAGCGGAGGCCATGGTAGCCATCTGCAGAGTGAATGTTTTGCACACAACGTCATGGTAGCTGGCACAATATCTGGGTATCAGAGCAGTGACATTCCAGTCAACCAGGACTTCCGTAGCGTGGCCATAGTCAAGAATCCTTTTGTGTATGCCAGCAGCATTGCAGTTGGTTCGGGTACAACCTTTACCAGCACCACAGGCAGAATTCAACGCAGCCTTACCATGACCAGCACGGCTACTACATCGCCCACCGTGGACACCACCATTAGTTCTGCCGGCGGTGCTCAGGGCATATTTGTGTTTCAGAGTTCGGGCACTACCCGCCTGGAATATGTGCAACCTTTTGGTGCCGACACCAGCATACTAAGCTCTGCCGAGTTAGCTCGTATCGATGCAGCAACCAAGAATCTGTATCAGTTTGCCAACACCGATACAATTACTGCCGCCGGCGGATATAGTGCAGCCGTCAGCAGTGTTACTACAGTCACGCCTGAAATGCAGCCCTACAGTGGTGAGATGCTGTATCTGGATTATCGCCAGCCAGTCACCCGAGCAGCAAGTCAGAATGAAAAGATAAATATCGTTATAAACTTCTAACGACCTTCAAGGTATTCAAAAATGAATTTTAATCAAGCGCCCTATTTTGACGATTTTGACGAACAGAAAAAGTTCTACAAGATCCTCTTCCGACCTGGTGTAGCAGTACAGACTCGAGAAATCAATCAGCTCCAGACCATACTGCAGAATCAGATTGCCAATTTTGGTGACAACATCTTCAAGGATGGCAGTCAGGTTATTCCAGGCGAGGTGCGATACAATGGCAAGCTGAGCTACATCAAACTCAGCGCCAAGTCTCTGGGCATCCATAGTTTAAGCTATCTGGAAGGCAAGGAAATCAGCACAGGCACTCTGGGTACCGGCGTCAAAGCCATGGTGGTCAAGGCTGTGGTGGACGATGGTACCGATCCTGACACCCTGATTCTAACCTCTATTTCCAGCGACGAAGGTGGATCGGGCACGGGCGCCAAGACGTTCAGCGCAGGTCAGACTCTGTATGTGGTAGACGAGCCCGCGCTCAGCATCACGGTGCTGGGCGGCAGTGCCTCCACGGGCCGCAGTGCAGTTGCCAGCGTGAACAAAGGTGTGTATTACCTCAAGGGATACTTTGTCTATGTTGAAGATCAGACCGTGGTGTTGCAGAAATACATCACCGACATCACGGCATTGAATGCCAAGGTTGGACTGCAATACACAGAAAGTGTAGTCACTGCCGACGACGATGGCAGTCTCTATGACAATGCCAATACTACTACAAACTATACCGCGCCGGGCGCGCATCGTTTTAGCATTGACGCAGTACTGACCAGCTATTCAATTGATACCAACACTCAAGACTTCTATGAACTGATTCGCATTCAAGACGGTGCTATTCAGAAGATCACAAATCGCAGTCAGTACAATATTCTGGGCGACACCCTGGCACGCCGCACCTATGATGAGAGCGGCAACTATGTGGTGGATCCATTTAAGATCAGCATTCGTGAACATCGCAACAACAGTCGTGGCAGCTGGAGCAGTCTTGCAAGCTATCAGGTCAACGACTTTATTCAGGTCAACGGTGTATATTTTGTCTGTGTGCGTGCTGGTACCAGTGCTCTTAC